CTACCCGCGCACTCGAAAACGCGAGCGGCCAGCTATCAACGGAGGGGCAGTCCGTTGTGGGCCGCTGTTCCTGCCGACGATTTCGAGCCGCCGCAGATATTCGGCCAATACCCGCAGGGATTCGTGCCATGGGCGTGCCGGGCAATGGGTGTCAATCGGGCGAGCGTCGTGCACGTATGCTCTGGCGCGCTACCGCCAGGAGAGGGATTGCGGATTGATATCGAGCCGTCGCGCCGGCCAGACTTGATCGCCAACGGCGCGCGTTTGCCGTTGGCCAGCGGTAGCGTTGATGCGGTTATGTGCGACCCACCGTATACCGAGGACTATGCGCGAGATTTGTATGGCACTGCGTACCCGAGACCAGCGCACCTATGCGCCGAAGCGATCCGCGTGTTACGTCCCGGCGGCGTGCTCGGATTCTTGCATTTCATTGTGCCAATTTTCCGCGGCGACGCGTCGATTGAGAGAATCTACGGCGTGACTCAAGGGGCGGGATATCGGGCGCGGGCGTTTACGGTGATCCGGAAAAAACAGGAGCGATTGCTATGAAGCGCCGCCGCATCGAACGCCCGCCTTCGCGCTGGCAGGTCACGGCGCACATGCTCGGCATGGCTGCGCTCGGCAATCCCACGCCGGCCAATCTCGCCGCGCTGGACGAGCACGCGCAGAGCAAGCGCGCGCCGCAGGTCCAGCGCGAGAAGACCGAGGCGCTCCAGCTCGGCTCAGCGCTGCTCGATCGCTGGTATCTGCCCGGCATCACGTGCCACCGGCCGGAGATGGGCGACGCGGTGGAGGGACTGGAGCGGAGGATGGTGGGCGGCGGGACGGGATTTCCCGATTACACGCTGCACATTCCTCCGTCCGACTACCTGCTCCCGGAGCCCGGGCCATGCGGGCCGTACTGGCAGAGACCGCCAGTCCTCGCCGCCCTCGAGCTCAAGTCGCTCGACGTATGGCCGCTAACGGCGAGAGGCGGCCCGTCTCAGCTCGGCGGCCTGAGTCACGCGCAGGCGCGCTGGCTCGGTGTGCTGCATGACTGCGGGTACCAGACGTGCGTGGCCTATGGCGCCGAGATGGCGCTCGCTTGGTTCGGCCGCGTGGCAGGGCCGCGGCCGGATGTGCTGCCGGAGGGGTGGTGATGGAAGATGAATTGATCAGAACCGAGTTCGAGTCGTGGCTGAGGGACAAGAGGAATCTATACCCGACCAGGCGAGACGAGGCAGGCTATGAGGACGAATACGAACATCCGTTTGCAAATGGGGCTTGGGCGGCGTGGAAGTATTTGACGGTTGAGGAGGGATGATGCTCGGAGGACTGTTTGGAAGCGTGTTCGGTGCGCCGATGTACTACGGAGATGCGGAAGCGAGACGGCAAGCCGATTTGCAGCGTAGCTTGCACCTCCAAATGATGCAGCATCAGACCGCATATCCGGATGCGATGTTGCGCGCGGCCCTTGCCCGTCGGCCCGCCAAGCGCGCCAACTGCGACGGTTGCGGCGCGCCAGTGCGGCGAGCGTTGCGGGCTTGTGACTACTGCGGGAGGGAGTGATGGACTGGATGCCGTAGACTCCTAGGGCAACGTCCTGTCCGGGTTCGATTCCCGGCGCTCTCCCTAAATGCCACCCGGCGCGCATCCACGCTCCGCTTGCGCGCCTCCTCGCCCGGCCCTGCATCGCCGGGCATTTTTTTGCCCGGGTGGAAATGTCTGTGCATTTTTGGTATATCGGGGTACAAATTCAGCACGTTAGGCGGAAAAGAACTTGCCAGGTGGACGTCCCGCGGGTGTGGCGAACAAGCCGAAGCGGCTTCTCGCGAAGCGCCTGGAGCAAGAAATCCCCGGATATCATGCAGTTATGCGCCTCGCCACCATGGCGAACTGCAACTGCGAGGGCGCGGGCGGCGTCTGGCACGAGCCGATCGTGACGCCCGGCTGCGAGAATCCGCGCAAGCTGACGCCCGAGCTCCTGGCCAAGCTCAACGAGAGCGTCGCGTCCTACACCGAGCCAAAACTCAAGGCGATCGACCACTCCGGCACCGCCACGGTGATCGTGCAGATGGACTCCGACGCCAAGGCCCTGACGTGAGCGCCGGCCGCCCGTCCAAGCTGGAGATCAGGTCATGGGAGCTGTACGCGAAGATGTGGCACCCGGGCCTGGCCCCGAGCGAGGAGCGGAAGCGGGCGACGCTTGCGATCGAGGCAGCCGAGCGATTCGCCGAGCTTTTCGCGGAGCACCGCACGACTCTGGCTGCCTCGTCTGCGGCTGCGTCGAAGAGCTCCCCTCTCTCGTATGCCCGGACTGCTCCGCCGACGGATGGACCGCGAAAGCCATCCTCGACGCCATCGTCAAGTCGCTCGGCCAGCACATGAGCGCCATCGACGCGCTCCGTGCCAAGGACAAGCCAGCCGGCCGGCTGTACCAGTCGCGAGGCATCCGGTGAGCGTCATCATCAACCCCGACCAGACCGCGACGATTCGCGTATGCGACCAGTGCGGCGCTCTGGTGCCGACGAACTTTGCGGAGCTGCACGAGCGGTGGTGCGCGGAGAGCGGCGAGTCCTGGCCGGCATTTCTGGCGCGCATCAGGTCGATGGATGACGCGACGTTTTGCATTGAGCGTCTCGGTGAGTGGCCAGCGAGCAGTGGCGCTCGAGACTAATGGCCGATCCCGCCTACGTCCCCACGCTGGTATGGGACGACGACTCCTTGGTGTGGGACGACCGCACGCTGATGTGGGAAGCGGTGCCGGAGACGATGGTTATCGCCGGCGCGATGCACTACATGCAGGCGAGCAACGCGCGCGACTTGCGCGGGCAGAGCAGCAACGCTCGAAACCTCACTGTGCAGAAAGGCATGCGTAAGTGAACGTCACGCCGCGCAGATTCGAGAGCAAGGCCCGCGACGACAAGAAGATCTACACCGTCTCGTTTCGCGAGGCGCTCGCCGCCGGCGACAGCGTGGCCAGCGTGCAGTGGCGCTCGAGGCCGCAGGGCCTGTCCTTCGAGGACCAGAGCAACGACGGCATCGTAGTCGGCGCCAAGATAGGCTCCGGCGCGATGGGCCAGAACTACCGCGTGATCATCTCTGCCACGACCACGCTCGGCGAGGTGCTCTCGCCGCTGGTCGAGGACGACGAAGGGATCCCGCTGCAGGTCGTCGGCGATCCGGTCAGCAATCAGCCGAACTATCGGTGGTGGACGCCGTGAGTCCGCATCAGTCGGCAGCGGAATTCAATGCATCGGTGGATGCGGCGCGGCGTTGCAGCCGCGATTCCCGTCTCCATGATCTGGTTGAGGACGCTCTTGCGCTGGTTGGACGTGAGTATGAAAAGGGGAATAACTTGAAACTCTCGGACGCGCTAATGGTTTTGATGCTCGCCGAGCTGAGCAAAATTTCAAGTTGCGTCGAATGAGCTTCCAACTCACCGACAAGCAACGCGAAGCCACGACGCTTATCAGCGGAGAGGCAACGCACTATCTCCTCTTCGGCGGCTCACGTTCCGGCAAGACGCTTGTGCTCCTCCGCGCCATGGCCGCGCGCCGACTGATGGCGCCCGGCTCGAGCGGCGCAGTGCTGCGCTTCAGGTTCAATCATCTGGTCCCGAGCATCATCGAAGATACGTGGCCGAAGATGCTGGACCTATGTTGGCCTGGCTTGCGCGGCCGTATGAAGCAGAACCGCTCGGACTGGTTCGACGAGTTCCCCAATGGCTCACGCGTATGGTGGGGCGGCCTCGACGACAAAGAGCGGACGGAGAAGGTGCTCGGCCAGGAGCACAACGATATTCTGTTGAATGAGGTCAGCCAGATCACGTTCGAGGCGCGCAACAAGGTCGTCACGCGCCTCGCGAAACAGACGAAGACGATCGCCGAGGCGGGCGGCGAGAACCTGCGCCTTCGCATGTTCTACGACTGTAACCCGCCGCGGAAGTCGCACTGGTCCTATCGCATGTTCTTCCGGCATCAGGATCCAGTCTCCGGCGCAGCGTTACGCGATCCAAAACGCTACGCGGCGCTGCAGATGAACCCGGCCGACAACCTCGACAACCTCTCGCCGGAGTACATCCGCGAGCTGGAGAACCTGCCCAAGCACATGCGCGCCCGCTTCTTGCTGGGCGAGTACGGCGAGGACAACCCGAACGCGCTGTTCCCCGATGTCGTCTTCGAGCGCTGGCGCACGGAGGGCGAACTCCCGACCATGCAGCGCGTCGTGGTCGCTGTGGACCCGAGCGGCGCAGACGAGGACCACCCCGAGGCCGACGCGATCGGCATCGTCGTCGTTGGCCTCGGCCGCGACGGTAACGCCTACGTGCTCGAGGACTTGACCGTTGCGGGCGTTAGCCCGGCGACGTGGGGCAAGATTGCGGTAACCGCCTATCAGCGCCACGCGGCCGACGTCATCATCGGCGAGCGCAACTTCGGCGGTGCGATGGTGCAGCACACGATACGGACAGGCGCTAGCGAGCTTGGCTCTCACGTTGCCTATCGCGACGTCACCGCGAGCCGCGGCAAGGTGCTTCGCGCTACGCCCATCTCCGCTCTCTACGAGCAGGGCAAGGTCCGACACGCGTCGCTGTTCACCGAACTCGAGGAGGAGCTCTCCGGCTTCGCTACGACCGGCTACACGGGCGACCGTTCGCCGAACCGTGCCGACGCGCTGGTGTTCGCCCTCACCGAGCTATTCCCGGGCGTGACGCGCATCGTGCAGGCGCACCAGGACGGCACGCGGCACGGCGGCGGCTACGAGTTCGAGGACCGTGGCGGCGGCGACGTCGAGCTGTGGAAGGTGGCATGACCATGAATGCCGATAAGTGGTTCTTAACCGGCTGTTGTGTTCTTGGCCTGGTCGCGATCCTTTCCGTTTGCGCCGGGCTGTGGTGGTACGGGGTGCCAAGTGGCTGAGCTAAGCGCCGGCTTCTTCCGCTCCGATGGCGGCATCATGGTTCCAGGCGATATGTCGCCCAAGACCGAGCCGCCGCTCGACGGCGAGGACAACATCTCCACGCTCGAGGAACTCAAAACGTGGTTCCGCGAGAGCGAGGATGCGCTGTTCGCGAGTCGCCAGGACAGCGAGCGCGTCCGCGACTATGTCGACGGCAAACAGTGGACCGCCGACGAGATCAACGCGCTCAACGCGCGCGGCCAGTCCGCCCTCGTCTACAACCGCATGCGCCAGAAGGTGTCCATTCTCATCGGCGTCGAGCAGCAGATGCGCGCCGATCCGAAGGCGTACCCGCGCACGCCGCAGCACGACGAAGAGGCGCAGACCGCAACCGATGCGCTGCGCTACATCGCCGACAATGTCAGCTTCGACAAGATCGCCAGCTTCGTCTTCGACCAGGCGTGCGCCGTCGAAGGCGTTGCCGCGGTCGAGATAGGGATCGAGTACGACAAGAAGGGCGAGCCCAACATCACCGCGGTGCCGTTCCATTTCGACCGCGTGGGCGGCGACCCGCACAGCCGGCGGCCGGACTACAGCGACGGCCGCTACGTCTACACGCTGACGTGGATGGATGCGGAGCAGGCGAAGCGAAAGTGGCCCGATCGCGCAGATACCATCGTCTCCACCATTGCCACCAACTGGCAGTCGACGCGCTACACCTACGACGATACGCCGCGGTACTGGGCCGACCGCACGCGCAACCGCGTGCAGGTTGTGCAGATGTACTGGCTCGAGGGCGAAATCTGGAAGGTGGCGACGTTCACCGGCGGCGGCTTCCTCGAAGACCCTGACACGTCGCCGTATCTCTGCGAGGACGGCGAGCCGTCTTGTGCGTTGGTGTTTTGTTCCGGCTACGTCACGCGCGAGGGCGAGCGCCAGGGTGCGGCGCACGACTGGATGGGGCCGCAGGACGATATCAACAAGCGGCGCAGCAAGTCTCTGCACATGCTGAGCACGCGGCAGACGATCGCCGATCCGAACGTCATCCATGATGTGCGGACCATGCGCGCCGAGCTGGCTAAGCCGGACGGCCACGTGACGAAGGACGGCGAAGGCGAGTTCAACATCCTGCCGACTGGCGACATGACGGCTGGGCAGCTCGAACTGTTGAACCAGGCGAAAGAGGAGATCGAGCAGACCGGGCCGACGACGCACAACGCGATGCCGACGGATCCGACCGGCGCGATGTCCGGCATCGCCCTGCAGTCGCACCAGCGCTCGCAAATGCTCGGCCTCTCGCCGCTGCTCGACCACCATCGGGACTGGAAGGTCAGGTGCTATCGCGCGATGTGGGCGCGCGTGCGGCAGTTCTGGACGCGGGAGAAGTGGGTCCGGGTCACGGACGACCCACGGAGTATGCGCTGGGTCGGGTTGAATCAGCCTGTGACGCTCGGTGACCAGGTCGAAGAGGAACTCGCACAGCGCGTGGCGCAGCTCGAACAAGAGCAGCCCGGCGCCGGCCAGCAGCTGGCGCAGCGCTACGCGGCTGACCCGCGCATGGCGCAGGTGGTCGACATCAAGAACCAGCCTGGCGAGATCGACGTCGACATCATCCTCGACGAAGGCCCGGACGTGGTGACGACGGAAGCGCAAGAGTTCGATCTGCTGCTCCGTCTCGACCAGCAACGGCCAGGCCAGATCCCGCTTCCGGAACTGATCCAGGCGTCGCCGCTCCGCAACAAGGAACGCTTGCTCAAGCATTTCGAGGAAGACCCGCAGGCAGCCGAAGCGGCGCAGCGGGCACAACAGGTTCAAGACGAGGCGGTGATGTCCGCCATCGAGAGAAACGTCGCGGCGGCCGAGAAGGACCGCGCGACAGCGGCTAAGACGGCAGCCGAAACGCCGTCGGATATTGAGTTGAACGAGGCGCAGGCCGACAAGGCGACCGCGGAAGCGGCGTCGAAGGCTAGCGAGCTCGGGGTAGTGGTGCCCCTGACGGGGCTTGGAACATGACGGCATTTGCCGGGTGACGCTCACAGGAGCGGGATGAGATGGCCACCGAGGAAAGTCAATTCACGATGGATCAGATCTTGAGCGGAGAGCCTGTCGAGGTGCCGGAACCGGCGCCAGAGACGGAGCCTGCGCCCGAGGTCGAAGCGCACGAGCACGAAACGGCAGCGCCCCAGGGCGAGGCTCAGGAGACAGCACAGCTGGAGCAAGACGGTGCGACGGCGGCACCGGAGGGCGATGAATTACCGCCCTGGCTGGACCCTGAGAAAGACCCCGACGGCGCAAGCAACTGGCGGACACTTCGCGAGAATGCGAAGGACTTCCGGCGCCAGGCCAAAGAGCAAGCCGAGCGGGCCGCTACGGTCCAGAGCGAGCTCGAGGCCATGCGTGCGGAGGTGGAGCGGATTCGTGCGGAGGCGGCGGCACCACCGCAGCCCGAGCCGGCGCCGTTGCCGCCCGTCGAAGAGGCGCCAGAGGCGCACATTGCCGCGCTCCGTCAGGAGATGGCTGCATGGCGCACCTCGCAGCTCTACGACAAGAGCGAGATTTTGGCGATCCAGAGACACGGAGCAGAGAAGGTCGAACGCGCTTTCAAGCGCTACTCGGCGCTGCCGACGAACGACCCGCTTAGGGTCCAGTTGGCGACTTCACAAGACCCGTGGAACCTGGTGGTTTCCGAACTCGATCGCCGTGATGTGCTCAGCGAGATCGGTGAAGACCCGTCGCAGTATCGGGCCAAGGTCGAAGCCGAAGTGCGCGCCAAAGTCGAAGCCGAGATTGCTGCCAAGGCAACCGCCGAAGCGGCCGACGGCGTCGAGAAATCCATTCGTGAACGTCTGCCCTCTTCCATGGCCAAGGTACCTGGGTCCGGCCAAAACGCCAGCGCGAAAGACGCCTGGAATGGTCCGGCCCCCATTGGCGAGGTGATCGGCGGCGGTTTGGACCGCTATAGCTAGACCCTCGCCGGAGGCATCCGGCAATGGCAGATACGGTTACCAGCGCGAGTCTTCGCGCCAAGCAGTGGGACGAGCGGTTCTTCATGGAGTACATGCGTAACTCCCCGTTCGTGCGGTACATGGGGACTTCGCAGAACGCGGTCTTTCAGGTCAACGAGCGACTCGGCGCCCGCAAGGGCGACACCATCTACTGCCCGCTCGTCGCGCAGCCGCGCGGTGCGCACAACGACGGCTCGACGTCGCTGGTGGGCAACGAGGTGCAGCAGTTCAACGACGCATGGGGAAGCGTTGTCGCGCCGGTCCGAAACGCGATCGTCGTGAACAACATGGAGATCCAGGCGTCGCCCATCGACATCCGCAACGCCGCACGGCAGGGCCTGCGG